CAAATCACCTGTAGGTATACCTTGACCACCTTCACGTGGGTCTTCTTTACTTTCTGTATGATATCCGTAACAACGGACTCTCACTCTTCCCATCTCTAATGGGTCATTGATATCTTCAACTACACCGGTAAACCAGTGAAAAGCTTTTGATATAAAATTATTATGTGCAAATTGCATTATGATTCAGTTGATGGGTTAAATACTAAAGTGTCTTTCACGAGTTCTAATTCACAATGATAAGAATTTGTGTCGCCTGTCATATCAAATTCGTGAATGACAGAAGAAATTAAATGGTTACCAGATAATAGAGTGTCTAGATGTTCTGGTTGTATATCGTCTTGGTTAAATGTTTTATAGACATCGGGGTCCATCGCCTTTGGAAACAATAATTTAATTTTCTTACCAGCATTCAAATTAAAATCTCCGTTCAATCTAATTTGTTGAGTAATGGTTCTCATAATAGCACCATAAGCATTCATCTTATCAATTTCATTTGATAAGTCATCTGTATAATTGATACCATTAGGAAATGCTGCTGAATTAGTTGATAGATATTCGTGATGAGCATCCGGTAAAGCATTTATAACATTAGCATTATCTCTACCTACAGTAAATGTATTTGAAAGAACACTTCTACTTGGAGCATTTTCAATATTTGTTTCTCTTAATTTTTTACTTGATTTATCCAAGTAATTATAAATTCTAGGTGTAAATTGTTTTGTTGCAATATCTAAAAATTGATTCTTAGAAGCATACGCTCCTTGAGCTGATTGAAATGCTTTTGATAATTCTAAATTAGAAGAACATCTTAAAATTCTAAGACGATTTTCTTCGTAATATTCAGCAGTTGATGGCTGAGTGACAAAACCTTTTAGATAAGAATAAGAACTATATAAAGGATTTCTTAATTTATCTGTTAGATAGGTTACACTAGATAATTGCACCTGACCACTTAATGTTTGATAAAAGAAAAATGGTGCACCAAATTCATCATAAGCACTTTTTCTTAAATACTCAATTGCAGATAATGGTTCTTGAATATTAATAATACCACTATGTGTCGTAGCATCTTCACCATTTACAGAAATATTATCATAGAATAAATCGTTTCGAACAATCTTTTCAATTTGAATCGTACTACTAGATGTATAACTTCTAGATATTTTTATATACTTAGAATTGTGAGCAAATTCTGATATACCTCTTAGAATAAAAGCCTGTTGATTTTGACTTTCTGAATATCTTTCGTATCTTGGATATTCAGTTATAATAAATTCTAGTTCTATTCTATTTGCTTCTTCTTGATAAATTGGATGTTGCGCAAATACAATTCTTATTTTTTCTTGTCCTATGATTTCAAATGCCTGTAAAAAATTAACCGCATCACCGATTGATATTTCACATATTAAAGAAGGTAAATAAATACTCTCACGAATATTTACAGATGCGACAATATCAGAAATAATTTTAGAATCCCCTTTGTGATTAAAAAATTCTATTTCTTCTACTAAAAAGTCTGATGGATGTAGACTTCTTTGATTCGATAATAATGGCCCACTTTTACTCATAGTAATATATTATTTTTAATAGCCTCCTCCGCCACCGCCACCTGAAGGTGCAGAAGAAGTTCCACCACCTGGTGTACCAGTGCTATAACTTGTACCACCTGTAGAACCAAGATTGGTTGTTTGGCCAGCAGCTCTTGCGACAGCAGCATTTGGTGTAGTCACTGAAATACTTGTTGTTCTAGATAATCCAGCATTTAATTTTGTTTTATATGCTCTAGCAAATTCTGCGATAATATCTGGTCGAACCACTTTAATTCTACTTGCTTTTGCTTTTTTATCTTGTTCATATTGATAATTAGTAATGTATTTTCTTGGGTCACTACCTTCTAACACCTCTCTGTATCCTTGAGAAGATGCATCTGTATAAATTGATTGTGTTCTTTCATAACCAGAACCAGATAGTACTTGCCAAGATTGTACTATATTTTCTCTATCATATGCATTATCGCCAATATAATAATGGTGTGGTGCTTCTCTGGCTGTAGAGAACTTATGTTCCGCGCCAGCATTTATATCTCCGGCATCTTCACTACCGTCGGCAATTCTTCTTGGAACAAATCCCTCAAACATCACATTACCATTTCTAAAATCTGGTACAAAATAACCATAAAACGTATCAAGTAATTCTTCTCTTTTCTGATGAATAGAAATATTACCTGAACCTCCAGCTAATCCTCTTTCAAATCTTGCTGCATTTTGATATTGCTGTAAAGGTGTATGAATAGGTCTAGAACCAGGGGCAAGATTAGTTGCATTTTGAATTATTCTATTGTGATGCCATTCGAATAAATGCTCTATCCATTCAGAACGAGCTTTTGTCATAGTATTTCTTCTGAAATTGGCATCACCACCAGAAATAATTGCTACGCCGTCTACAATCGCTCTTTCTCCAATTAATCTTCCATCACTACCAATGACACCTGGAAAACCAGATTTCTGTCCAATAGGTGCACCAATTAATTGCCAGTCATCAAACCAAAAATGTAATTCACATCTTCTACTTACTGGAAGAGCACTCCAATTAATTGCTTGCCCGCTTTCTTGAACTCTACCATTAATTAAAATATTATTAAATCTATTTTGAGCGGCGATAGTTAATGGGTCAGCAAAGAAATTATCTCTATTAGAAAAATCAGTAAGCCATAATTGATTTAAATTAGAATCCCACTTTACGATTCTTGCTGTTTCAAAATTTCTACTGACTCTTAAATTGTCATAACTCAAATCTAAACCGTTAAATGTATTAGATACCATTTCAACTGGAACTGGATTTTCTCCAAATGGTCTATCAGCTTCTCTAATAAATTGAGCAATAGACGGTAAGAAAGTCATAACAGCAATATCGTCATATTCTTGAGCAAATTCATTTTCAATAGTAGCATCACTCTTTGGCCATTGGTCTAAACCTCTTTTTAGTGATTCATTTAGAATAAAGAATGTCCAATAATAATCAGTTGTACCATATAATTTTTGAGAAACGTTATCTGGTCTTTCACCATCTAGTACTTCGTAATATTGATAAGAACTAATTTCATCTGCAAGAATATCATTTACATCTACATGACGAAAGATGTCGACAACCTTTTTTATTTCTTGGCCGATAGCGATATTTGATAATGGAAACTGTTTGAAAAAACTCATATATTAATTCGTTAAAGTGTTATCGGTAGCACCGTAATAATTAGTTTGCTTACCTGATGTTCTGTCATATTGTCTGGCTTGCTCAATGTCTTGCAGTGTTTCCATATTAAGAATATCATCTCTTTCATTCGCTCTTGTTTCTTGGAATGTAAGAGATACATCAACTTCAATAGGAGAACCACTTGGAGCCCAAGCTGCTGCTGTAGTATTGAATGTAGTATTAACAGATGTTAAATAACATAAATTAATTTCTGGTAAGAATGGATTTTTAGTAAATCCTGTATTAGTATATCCTTGAATAAAATCTATTTCCCATATTGGTGGATATTTTAAAAATGCAGCAGACCCTTGGGATTTCTGAGCGTATGATTTTGCTCTAAATTTTCTATGAATTAAATTGATCGCCGCGGCGTCTGTTGCATTTTTCGCAATCATTTTAAAGTTGAAAGTAAAGTTTCTGATTTGATTACCTGAGAATGCTGTGTTCTGAAAAGGATTTACAACCTCTTTATTTCGAAAGTTTGAAATTTCAACTAACTTTCCAGCTCCTGCATTTTTACCAATAGATTGCGCGATGGATTTAAATGCACCTCCTAAGTCGCTTTCGCCTCTATCTTGACTTAATCCTATACCAATGATTCCTAAATCTAGTACATTATAATTAGCTTGGTCAGCAAAAGTAATATTACCTGGACATGGAAAATATATTTCAGAACGGTCTGTGAAAACTTTATTATTTTGTTCTGGTTTTCTATCTATACAACTAAATTTAACCTGTGGTCTATTTGGATTACTTGGTAAAGTTGAAGGGTAATATAAAACGGTATTTGATTCTTCTTGATAAGTCGGTGCTCTTGGCGGATCCGTTGTTCCACCTAGTTTTCCTGCAATTTCCCCGCTTTTGTCTTTTACATTGGACTGTGGATTAGACCTAGAGCTAAAATTTTTAACTCCGGTAGATATATTATTTGGACCTACATTAGGTGATTTTGTGCGATCGCGTCCTTTTTGAAATAAAATAAATTTATTTACGCACATCCAATTCCAAAGGATTCGGTCTAAAGGTTCTAAAAGGCTTAACAGGAACTTTTTCATATAAATAATTAATACTATTTATAATAAAAACAATGGCATATCGTGGGAAATATAAAGTGAAGAAACCAGAAAAGTATGAAGGTGATTTCACAAATGTGGTTTATCGTTCTTTATGGGAAAGGCAATTCTTCAAATGGTGTGAAATGAACTCCAATGTGGTAAAGTGGTCTTCAGAAACAGTTGTGATTCCTTATATCTGCAAGACTGATAATAAACCTCATAGGTATTTTATGGATGTCAAAGTAAAATTCAAAGATGGTAAAACCATTCTTGTAGAAATAAAACCAGAACAACAAACTCAACCACCTAAAAAACCTCAAAGACAATCTAAAAAATATTTAAATGAGGTAATGACCTATGTAAAGAATCAATCTAAATGGGCTGCTGCTGAAAGATATTGCGAAAGAAGAAACTGGGAATTTAAAATATTCACTGAAAAGACACTCAAAAGTTTAGGTATACGTATCCTTAAATGATATAAATAGTGTTATGGCAGTATCATTATTAAAAAAGTTTGAGGGTGGATTAGCATTCAATGAGATTGAAAAGTTCACATCAAAAGCGCGTACATGGTACATAAAAGAATTACGCAACCTGATCGTTAACCGTCAAAAATTAATGAGAGATTCTGTCACAATTAAAAAGAATAGATTATTTCCTGGCAGATTGTTTATGTATTTCTATGAACCAAAACATAAAGATTCATTGCCTTATTACGATAGATTTCCATTGGTTATGGTTGTGGAAAAGGTAAAAGGTAAACCAGGTTTTTACGGATTAAATTTTCATTACCTGGATTATAGAAAAAGAGCAATTCTTATGGAAAGATTAATGAAATATGCAAACAATAGAAAATATGACGAAACTACTCGTCTAAGACTTTCATATAAATTATTAAAGGGTGTCTCAAAGCTTGCGGCATTTAAACCTTGTTTCAAACATTATTTACCAAGTCAGATAGCAAGTCCTATCAAAATGATTCCGGCTGAATATTGGGAAACAATTTTATTTTTCCCTAGTGAACAATTTAAAAAATCAAGTAAAAATAATGTTTTTTCAGATAGTAGGAGACAAATATAAATGAGTTTATTCGAATCATTAGGCAGATTAGCAGGTGGAGCAACCAATAATACAATAGATGACTTCAAAGCCACTATTGGAAAACGTGCTGGTCTTGCTAAAACAAATAAATTTATGGTAGTAATGACACCACCTTTCCAAACATTTGTAAATAAAGATTTTCAAGGTTTAATTTCTCAAGCTCTTTCTGGTAATTTAGGATTTAATGATTTAATAAATGACCCAAGAGATATTGCGGTTCTTTGTGAATCTTGTTCTTTACCAGGTAGACAAATTACAACATTAGAATACGAAGACGAAGGTTATAGAAATCAAGTAAAGGTACCTTATAGTTATATCAATGAAGATGTGACATTTACATTTCACTTGACAAATGATTATTATATGAAAAAGATTTTTGAATCATGGCTCGCGACAGTGATTAACCAAGAAGAACACACAGTAAATTATTATGGTGATATAGGAACAGATGTTATTATTCAACAATTAGACCATAGAAATATACCAGTTTATGGTGTTAAATTATTAAAAGCTTATCCTACAGCAATCAATTCTATTGCACTTGATAATAACGCAGCAGAAACACAAAAGATTTCAGTAACTATGACATACGAAAATTATGTGCAAGAAGGTTCAATTAGTTCTATGATATCTGGCGCTAAAGGATTACTTGATAATATATTTACTAAGAAAACAAAACCTATAACAAATTTCGCGAAGAAAATATTTAATTAATAACTAAAGGAGACTAAATTATGGCATTACCAAAATTAGAAACACCGGTATATGAAACGGTGATACCCAGCACGGGTAAAACGATTGAGTATCGTCCTTTTCTTGTGAAAGAAGAAAAAATATTGATGATGGCTCAGGAATCGAAAGATTCTGCGCAGGCTTTACAGGCCTTGAAAAAGATTATTAGTTCATGCACGTTCGGAAAGGTTGACCCAAATACGTTAACCACATACGATGCTGAATTTATATTCTTACAATTGAGAATTAAATCAGTTGGTGAAACAACTGAATTTCAAATTAAAGATGAAGAAACTGGTACACCAGTGTCTGTGACAGTTGATTTGACAGAAGTTGAAGTAAATGGACCAGATGAAAAGCCAGAAAGTCATATCAAATTAAATGATAGTATTGGTATGACACTAAAAGAAGTTACATTGAAAGACGCAATTGGATTAACAGGAGCTGATTTAAATGATGTGACAACATTAGTGGCGAGTGTGGTAGATACCATTTATGATAAAGATACAGTTTATAAGAAAGAGAATATTTCTAAAGATGAGTTATCAGCTTTTATTGAATCAATGAATCATAAACAACTTGAATTGATACAGAATTTTATTCAAAACCAACCAAACATTAGCAAGGAGGTAACATTTACTGGTCCAACAGGCCATGTAAATACAATTACGTTAAGAGGATTACAGGATTTTTTCGCATAAGCCTTTCGCATGATTCTTTAGTGAATCATTATCAAACTAACTTTTCTATGATGCAACATCATAAATATAGTTTGACAGAATTAAATGAAATGTTACCGTGGGAAAGGCAAATTTACGTTTCTCTTCTCAAAGAACACATAAGAGAAGAAAACGAAAAGATTAAACAAGAACAAGCCAAGTATAAAAAATAATATATGGACGAAGAAGAAAAAGAAAACCTAATAGAAAATACTAAATCTATAAAAGATTTAACAAAGTCTATCAATAAACTGAAAGGTTCTGTTGGTACAGGCAGCGTTGGCTCTGGTGGTAGTGGTTCTGGTGGACCTGGCGGCTTCTTCTCAAAATCATTTAAGGAAAGTATTGATGGCGTAAAATCAGCATTTCAAAATAATCAAACTGTTCAATTAGTAACTGACCCTGTTGGAACTTTATCAAAAGGTTTCGATAATTTAGTTTCACCTTTGAAAAATATAATGCCAGACTTCGATAAATTTAAAGAAGGTATTGGTAATATTTTTGGTAAGAAAGGTGGAATAGATAAAGCTCAATTTGAAGGTTTGAGAGATGAACTTCAAAATGTAAAAACTGCAATAGAAGGTCGACCAAGTTATAAGCCTGAACTTATCGCTTTAGAATCGGCATTGGGTAGAATAGAAACTGCTATTGCTGGCCAAGAATTTACTGTAACAGATACTGCAGGATTGAGAGCAGACGTAGATAGTATATTAGATAACCTCACAATGCCAGAGGTTAATACTCCTAATCTAAGAGAACTATCTTCAACTACTCAACCTCAAGAAGGTTTTTTTGGCGCTCAAAATGATATTGAAACTGGCCCACAGAATATGATTCCATTGGGTACTTTAAATTTATCAGATGCCACTTTAGCAAATCTAGCAGAAAAGAATGCTGAAGGTATTGGTGATACTCTTGTTAATTCAATTAAAGGCGATGACCAATTAAAAAGAGAACAAGAACGAGATAGAATTTTACGTGAAGAAGATAACAATGAAAAAATTGTAAATGCTCTTGGTAAACTTGAAGGTGGTAATCCAGTAGAAGTTAAAGGAAATAATCCAATTGCTAAATTCTTTAATGGCATATTCAGCGGAGGTGGTATAGGTGGTTCAGCTGCTTTAATGGCAGTAGGAAAAGGAATCCAATCTATTATCACTTCAATCGGTTCGGCATTTATGTTCTTAGGTGCTAATTTTATTCCTATTTCATTAGGCGCTGGCGCAGTAGCACTAATGGGTGCATCTTTATTACCATTTGTTTATACATTACAATCTTTTGGTAATATTGATAATCTAAAAGATTCTCTTATCAATTTTGGTATAGGCCTAACATCTCTTGCAGCTGCAGCAGGTATTCTAGGTGGAATAATGATGTCTGGTGTAGGAGCCGCGGCTCTTACC